AGAGAATAGTATAAACGATACAAGTAATAAGGACAAACTAGAATTAGCCAAATTAGAAGGTCAATTAAATGCGGCTAGGTTAAAGAATGAAAAAGAGCGTGGTAGAATAATATCGCAAAGGGTTGCTATTGAAAACAGGGCAGCAGTAAAGCAAGAGGCCGAAGAAAAGAAAGCAAGAGAAGAAAAGAAAAAAGCAGAAGAAAACCTAAATGAATACATTGCTAATCTCGAACAAGAGTTGTTATTAAAAGGAATCGAGGATAAGCAAAAGGTCGAATTACAAAAATTAGAAATAGCAAGAAACGCAAAATTAAAAGAGATAGAGCAAAGCGTTGCAGGAGAAGAAGCAAAACGAAAAGCACTACAATTAGTTAACCAAAAATTCGACCAAGAAGAAGCGGAAATTAAAAAAGAAAAAGAGGAAGAGAAAAAAGAAAAAGAAGAAGAAGAAAGAAAACAAGTACAAGAAGCAACGATACAAAGTGCAGAAAAGGTTGCAGGAACTTTGTTAGATGTTACAAAGGCTAGGGCTGAAAGACGTAAGGAAATAGAACTTAGAAGCCTTAACGCTCAATTAGAGCAGGGAACTATAACTCAAGAGCAATTTGATAAGAGAAGCGAAGAGATAGAGCGCAAAGCTTTTAAAAGAGATAAGCGTACGGCCACATTGCAGGCGGTTATTCAAGGTGCTTTGGCGATAACTAAAACAATTGCACAGCTTGGGGGTGTAGGTGCTTTAACTCCTGCTGGTATAGCCACAATAGCCACAACAGCAGTACAAACGGCTGGACAAGTAGCGGTTATCAACTCTCAACAATTTGCCGAAGGTGGTTTTACAGGCGATGGATACGGAACGCCAGATTCGACAGGCTACAAGGTCGCAGGTGTAGTGCATGAGAATGAATATGTAGTACCCGAAAGGCTAATCAACGAACCAGAGGTACAAAGTCTAGAACGCAAAAGATTAATACAACCTAGCGTTAGAACGCTTAGAGGGTTTGCAAACGGTGGATTTACAAGCGGTAATACCAATGTAAGTTTAGATAGCAACGGGCTAAGCAATGAGATTATTTCGGGGGTAACTCAAAGCCTTGCACAGATAAGAGTTGTTAACGTTTCTCAAGAAACTACAAGCCAGTCCGATAGGGTTAAAGAGATAGAGAATATAAATTCTTTCTAACTTGTTGCAATTCAATATAAATTTTATTTATATTTGATAATAATTAAAAACTAATAGAAAATATTTATTATGAGTTGTTCAGTAACAGATAATGTAGCAATCCTTTGTGCAGATGAAAGCGCAAATGCAGGATTAAATAAGATTTACTTCGTTTATGAAGAGGAGTTAGATGGAGAGCCGACTGTAGATGCTACAGAGCATACTATTACGGCTATTACCCTTGATTCTGGGTCGAAGTTTGTTGAGTTGGAAGGAAGATTCCAGACTAAAGACTTAACTTCTGAAATGACTAGGGAAAACGGTGGTAAAACTGTAACAAGAACGCTTAATGCTTTTATTCCTAACATGGAAAAGACTAAAGCAAAGCTGTTGAACGACTACACGGAAGGCAAAAAACTTTTCTTAATTGTTTCGGCATACAACAAAGCAGGAGCAACTAACAAAAGGGCTTACGCATTTGGTTACGATAGCAAATTAGGAGCTAAGGATTCGGGCGCAATGTTAGTTGTTAACGAAGTATCTGAGGCTGAAATAGGTGGCCAAATTGGTTACAACGTAACTTTCACAGCTACGGCTACCGAAACGATGAGAGAAGTTGAAGCGACTATTACAGTTGAAGATGGTTCTACAGGCACAAGCGTAGCCTTAGGAAACGTATAATAACTAATTGTTTAACAATATAAAAGGGGTACGGGAATTTTCCCCTATCCCTTTTTTAATACAAAAAAACATGGCATACAAAAGAGTTAAATACCAAGTAGTTAAAGGAAAAGAGGATAAAACGGTAATGTGTAAAGAGGGTATTTTTTATCTAGGCCATAAGATTAGCCAAGTTAAATTAAAGAAGCTTTACGATTTAGGACTAACTAATTTAATCGAGATAGTATAATGGCTAGTATTATAACAGGTGCAGCAGCTAAAGAAATTGCAACCCCTTATTCAAATATAGATGTTGAATACTTCAATGAAAATATTGAATACTGGCAGGAGTATCGTTTGAAGCCTGTACTAACAAAAGACCTTTACGACGACTTAATTAGTAACATAGGTTCGTTTCCTGCCATACAACAGACTTTAGTTGATACTTATATTCAATATGCCTTATCCTTTGGCGTAGCGTACTTAACGATTAAAAAGGACGTTATAAGTCAGCTCACTAACCAAGGGGTAATGAACAACCGTACAGATTATTCTAATAATAGTCCTGCAAGAGTTCAAATGATGTTAAAAGAATTTGCCGAGCGTGAATATACCTACTTATATGATTTAGGGGTTTATTTACTAGATAATAAAGCAGATTATACTGATTTTGACTGGGAGAATACTTGCCTAAGCTTAAATATGAGGGACTTTCTAACGCTTTAAAATATGCCTTTACTTCATAAAAATAGTGATGAGAATAACAAGCATACTCCGAAAGGCTTTACCAACGCATCGGATATGTCAGTATTGCTACGCGACGAGAAAGGCGAAAGCACTTATACGCCTAACCAAGTGCTACCTGCAGCAATTAACTTTGTGGATGGCAATGCAGCACCTCCAACTACTGTGGACGGCGATATCTACGTATTGGTTGACGAAGGTAATGGAGCAGTTGATTCGGGATGGAATGATGCAGGTTATGACGATTGGGTAAGGTACGACGGTACTTTGTGGTATGAAATATCGCCAAGCGAGGGTAGTATATGTTATGATAAAACGGCAAGTGAATGGAAAAAGTTTGATGGAACGGATTGGGTTTTATTAGCTCCAGAAGTATTAAATATCTATAATACTGACGACACTTTAACAGGCGCTAGAACTGTAACAATGGGAGGTAACACGCTTACCTTTACAGGTAACACAACTATATTACAAGGAGAAAATGCGACCTCTAGTGATTCTGTATTGCAATTATTTAACACAGACACAAGCGACGTAAAGCTTTGGGACTTTAAGAATGATGGAACTCTATTTGGCTACAAATCAAAAACTTCATTAATAGCACAGGACAACTCTTCAAATGACTTTACTAAATATGTTTTAAGACTTAGAAACAATATTGATTCAAGTGATTATTTTGTAGTTGCTAACGATGGAGCATTTGTTTTAGGTAAGTCCAATTCAGTAGTAGGCGGTTCAGATTATTCAACAAATGGTGTTATTGGTAATAATAATACTATAAATGGTACAGGTTCTTATAAATTCGCAATAGGAGGAATCAATACTATTAATGGAAATAATCAATCCCAATTCGCAATAGGAAAAACTAATACCATATCTGGAAGGGAAAATTTAGCAATTGGTTTTTCAAATAATACAGGAACTTCAAGAGATTCGTATTCATTTGGTAGGAATAATGATAATAACGGTCTAAGGAATTTTACATTTGGTAGTAATAACATAACAAATAACACAAATAACGTAACATTAGGTATGGGCTTAGAAAGCTCGGCAGATGGGGCTTTTGTTATTGGAACAGGAGACAATACGAATTTTCTTAATACTTTAGAGAATACAATTGCAGACTCTTTAGCTTTAGGATGGGACACCACAACACCTCAACATTTATTTTTTAAAACAGGCGCTTATATTGGAGGCAATTCAGCAATAGCCTCAGAAGACATTTCACTACAAGGAGATACTTATATTGGGGGTTATTTAGAGCTCCAAAACTCCCTAAAACATTTAGGCTACACAAGTTCAACAGCAGCACCTACAACAACAGAATTACCGAATGATAAAGAATATTCGATTCACAAAGATACTTCCGCTGGTACAGTTTATTTAGCTTATAACGACGGGGGAACTATTAAAACAGTAACATTAACTTAATAAAAAAATGGCAGTAGAAAAAATCAGTTACAAGGTAGAAAACGAAACAATATCAACGGATATTGGTGAAGAGTTAAGCACGCTTTTTGTTTTCGGGAAGGTGTCTTCAAAACCTATTGTTTATCAAGGCAAAAGAGTTGTTGAAGCTGATTATAGGCTTTACAGAAATCAAAATGCTTTTGATAATGATTTGCAAGGTATCAAAGGGATGGTTGATGGAAAAAGGTTGACGGCTTTTATCTATGAAGTGCCTGACAATTTAAAAAGAACTTACAACCTAGAGCAATTCATGCTAGTTGAAAAGCAAATGATTGCCGACACCTTTGGTTTTGACCCTGCGAATATTACTATTCAAGTGAACGGTGTTGATGTTCCAGATTCAAATTTTAATTAATTTATTAAATTAGCAAAAAAAACATTATGCAAGAACTACAAAAATTAGCAGAATTATTGAATGTAGCAACTAAAAACGGTTCTTTCGACCTCAACCAAACGGTTATAATTAATGAATCTTTAATAGGGTTACAAAGCAAACTAAAAAAGTTAGAGAAACTACAAGAAGAGAAAGAAGAGAAATGATTTATTTCGGGGGGATATACAGATATTTAGAAGCACAACACGTTTTTACAGCCATTAAAACGGAGATTGAGGCTAATAGGTTAACTATATCCGCCCGTCTACTTTTCGCTCAAGCATGGCAATCTAAATACTGGCAAAACAAAGGTTACGACGGTGCAACGGTTGTAACGGATGAATATCATCCACGACTGGCAAACTTCATTCACGATTATATGTGGCGTACTGGTGCTGGTGGTAAAGAATCTGATTTAATTTATAAGTATCTGCTTGTAAAAACAGGCACAAGAAAATTAAAAGCACATACAAGGTACTTAGCTATCCGTAGCGCATGGATTTTTAAATATAGGTTAAAGCATAAAAAAGCGGGTAATGTTAGAGGGTTAAGCGAGGAAGAGCAAAATATGTACTTAATTGCTAAAGCTTTTTTGAAATGAATGCAGATTGGTTATTGAAAAAGATTGCATTTGTTTTTGTATGGATAGCGGTATATTTTAGCCCTATATATGAGTATCTTATTATCGTAGGTGTTTTAGTAATGGCCGACACCATAAGCGGGGGATATGCGGCAAGCAAAAATAAAGAGTTTACCTCTAAAAAGTTTAGAAATGTAATATGGAAAAGCACTTGGTATTTATTTGCTATTGCAGTTGCTCACATGGTTGAAATTGCATACGATTTGGATTTAGCTATGAAAATAACAGCTGGCTACATATCTTTTACTGAGATGGTTAGCATTGATGAAAATTACTATAAGATAACAGGAAAGCATTTATTTAAAGGATTAATCGATAAGTTAAAGCCATGATCTACCAACCAAAAAAAATAACTAGAAACTTCTCAGATGTTGAGGTATTGCCAGAAGAATTATTTGGATATGATTGGGGCATATTTGTAAACCCTAGAATCGTTCACGTAGCGCAAGAGATAAGAAACAAGTTTGGAAGCGTTACGATTAATAATAGTTATTGGGGTGGTGGATTTAACCTAAGTGGTTACAGGCCGCAAAACACCAAAATAGGTGCAAGGTATAGCCAACACAAATTTGGCAGAGCGTTAGATTTGAAATTTAAAGATACTTACCAGCCTTTAGAGGTGCAGGACTACATAATGAATAACGAAAAAGAGTTTTATCAATTGGGGTTACGTAGAATGGAGTGCGCAAAAGTAACTAGAACTTGGCTTCATATTGATTTAATGGAAACAAGATTGCACAATAAAATACTAATCTTTAAGCCGTAAGATATGAAATGGATAAAAAAAATAGGCGCATTAATTACGCCTAAAACAATTAAGGGTGCTAGTAATGTTGTAGGTAAAATATCCGATAACAAGCAAAAAACCAACACAATTAAGCTAATTATTGTTATAATAGGATTGCTTCTACTAGGTTATGGAGCTATCGAAAACGACGTGTTTAAATTACTTTTAGAATATTTTGCATAGCCTTTCTTGGCTTTGTTTTTTGTTTTCCCCTGCGTGGTCATTTGCGCAGGGGTTTTTATTTAAAAATTAAGCCATTAAAACGGCTTTTAACATTTCATAAGATGCAATACTGACGCACTGCACTTATTTCAGTGTTAGCTGCAAGTGCTACATTCGTTCACTTAATCAAGTTTATCGGGGTCATCCGTAAAAGAAAAAAGCCCGCCCGCTTCGGTTTTTTCAAAACCGTTGGGGTTTGGTTCAGCTCCTTTTATTCGGCTTACTGCTATATTAAAATACTTTTCTTCTTTTTCAATGCCAATAAAATTACGGTTAGTGTTTCGGGCTGCAACTCCTGTGCTTCCGCTTCCCATAGTTAAATCAACTACTAAATCACCTTCGTTACTAAAGGTTTTAATCAAATCTTCCAAAAGCAATACAGGCTTTTGTGTCGGGTGTAACCCTTCGTAATCCTTTTTATAATTAAGCACATTACTTTTGTATTTTTTACCTTGCCATAGGTTAAATATTGCAGGGTGCTTTTTCGCTAATCTTTCGTTTATCATTTGTCTGTATGGCTTTCCTAATTCCTCTATGTAGCTGTATGGCTTTTTAAAATAGCCAGTTTTTTGCAATACGTTTTCATATATTTCTTGTGTTGGAAAAGTAAACTGAGCTTTACCCCAGTAGTGTTCAATAACACTCCTATCCACACAGCCTATTTTTCCAGTATATTCAGAAAACATTAAGTTAAAATCCTTATTTGTTAACCCGCTTTTCTTCTTTTCTGCAACTAAATAATCCCTAACTGGGTTCTCACCTGTGTTGTCGTGTTTAGGGTTTCGCTTTGTAAATATCAACACATCTTCGTAGTAATTTAAAGGGGCTTTTTTTGCAGTTAAAGCGTTTGCAAAGTGGTCTTTTACCCAAATCATAGCATAATTAAATGGTAAATTAGGTATTGCTTTGGTTATCAACTCAGTTGTAAACGGCTGTTGTGCAAATAAAACCATTTTACCGTTTTTTCTAAGTATTCGGTCAGCAAGTTGCATTATTTTATCAGTATCAATAACGCTATCCCATTCTGTTTTCCCTTTCATTCCGTGTTGTATGGTGTCGCTGCCTCCAATCCCTTCAACAGTTCCATAAGGTAAATCGGTCAATATTAAATCAACACTATCATTTTTTATGCTCTCATTTTCAATCAAGGTATCTCCCTTTATTAAATCAAAAAAAAGCCCCCCTATTTTTTCTTTTACTATCATTCGTTCTTTTATTTAAGTTTGTTCTAAATTTTCCGCACCAGTCAGCTAACAACAAATATATGTCAGCTTGCCGCAGGCGCAACACAAGCCGCCACATATTCACAACGTTATGCGTAACTATATTTTGCCACTAAACGCTAATTAGTGGCTATTTATAGGATTACTCATTTTTGCCATTAAATTAACATTCTAACCATTTTTTAACAGGCTTTTCGCCATTATCAACATCAATCTCCCAAATTTTACCATTGAAATAGCTTGTTTGGTTTTCATCGTCACTGTTTACTACACTATAAATACCCAATTTATCTGGTCGCCTAGAGTTATTATCAACATAATCAGGGAGTATTTTTTCATTAATTATCTCCATAACCTTATCGGCATCAAGACAACTACCGTCAATATCGTAAATACGCTCACTACTGCCTTCTACTTCTGTCCCTACATCATCAAACCTTTGTAAATTTTCAATTCCTTCTAGCTTTCTTTCTAGTCCTAGGATATATAAATACACAACCCTTGGTGTGTTAAATTGCAATTCTTTTCTTAATTTACTTTCTTTGTCCATAATCTTATAATTTTAAAACACGCATAACACGGTATATAAATCATTTCGTGCCTCAACGCTTCATATACTAAACGTTACAACTTGTGTAATTTTTCACAGCTTCAATTCTTATACAAACCTTTACAACTTTGTATCTGTTTTAAAGATTTTTAATATCAACTTATCTTTTCACGCACTACAATATACAATATTAATAGAGCGTACTTTATTGCATAAATAAACGATTTCATCGCTCAACGATTTCCCAAGCGTGGCAGCCTTTACCATAACGCCCGATTTTTACAATCTTAGTCTTATTCAAGTAACCTTGATCAGTTAGATTTGTTATAGCCCTGCGTACGCTAGTAATAGGGTAGTGGTCGTTTAGCAGCTTGTTAACCTCCCACGCGGTAAACTTCTGCTTGTAGTCTTTAAAAATTTTAAGAATAACTTCTTCCTGCTTTTGGCCTTGTAAAATACTTTGTAGGTATTCATTCATGCTCATTTCCGTTGTTTTGTAATAGTGCTTCATGTCATTTCGTTTAATATTTTTTTCACTTCGTTGTATATTTCTAATAGTTCTGGGTTATAGCCTTCCAAAGCTTGGTTTATTTGTTTAACGTAATAGATAACGGTTGAATGATCGCGATCAATATATTCGGATAGCTTAGTAGGCTTGTGGCCTATATATTCCCTTGCTATATAGGTAAATACCATTCTACCGTATGACAAGTATCTATTTCGCTTTTGGGTAAATATTCTACCTTTAACCACTTGTTCGCAAACATCTTTAAGCCTTACCAATTTACTGTCACAAGAGTCGTTAACTGGCATTTCTTCTTTTATCATGTTGCTGAGCATATTTAAGCTAAATTCATTGGGTAGCTTTTGCAATGCTTTTATAACTGTATAACTGTTAATTACCATTGTTTTAAGATTCTAAAAGTTTAATAAATTCTTTTATTTTCTTGTAGGCGACAAGCTTACCTTCTACCATTGCTTTACCTTCTCCTTTAAATTCATCAACGTAGGCTCTGTTGATTTCAATCAAATCGTTAACATGATCTTTAACCACGTCAAATCTTCTAGCTTTTAACATTTGCTTTGTTTCTTCTTTCATTGTTTTTGTTTTTCTTGCTAAGTTACAACAAAGTAAACGATAATTACTAATATTCAACCAAAAAAATGTTAGCCAAATCCGTAACTCATTGATATTGAGATAGAATAATTTCACAAGATTAATCATATTCAGTTAGTAATATCTGTATAAATTCGCTAAAATCATTTTCTTTCAGCCATTCTTTTAGGATAAGATTAGCAGTAATAAGTCTAATATTGCTTTTAACCTCTTCTTGCTTACCTGTATCAATATACAAATCCAGTTTTTTAACAAGTTTTCTTACTTCAAATCTATTACCAAAGTCGCCTTTTTTAGATTCTATTTCTTTTTGAATTTCCTCCAATGCTAGTATTTTATAGTTATCGATGTTGTATTCACTCCATGTAATTAATTTAAAGCGACTCAGCGCATCTAAAAGCGTAAAGCCGTTATGTTTGTCAATCGTATAAGCACCAGTTTTTTTAAAGCGTTCAAGCTTTGGCCTAACATAATGATCTACGTACTCCTTCCTAGCTTTCATCTTTTCCTCTTGGGTAGGCTCTTTTGGTTTATTCACTTGCTCTTTTTCTCGTTGATACTTTGCCACTTCTTTACGCCTAAACTTTCTGTATTCCCTTAAAATAGCACCTAGATAGTTACTACTAAAAGTATTGTAGTGCTGGTAATTAGGTTCGCACAATTTACCTGCATTGTAATAGTCAAAAGCCAACTTTATTTCCTCTATTGCGAAGTCTTTAAATTGATTATTTACGAACTCCCAAAGTATAGATAACTCATTTTTATCTGGAATATTAGAAATTCCCACAGACTTACAACTGTAATAAATCGTTTCTAAGAAACTTTTTTTTGCTTGTTGGGTATTACCATTAATCGAACGTAGTTTGTTGCTTAAATGCGCTTTAATGACGTTAGAAATCCCATTCTGTGCCAAAGGTTTCCCAATTTCGTTTTGCTTTTTCGTTAAATTGCTCATTTTTTGATTGTTTTTTAGTGTTTCTATTTATGATTTCGTCATTGAATATTTTTTCGATGAGGTAGTTTACTGGTTTTTTTCTAAATCTCTTAGGTGTTTTTGTTGTGTATTCGTCTACAACTTGTAAACATTTCTTGCGCTCCTTATCGGTTAACATACTCCATTCCCTTTGCGCCTGCATCTTACCTGCGTTATTATCGTAGGCTTTAAACCATATTTCAAAATCGTTTTGTATTTCTTCAACTTCTTTAGGTGTAATATCTAACATGTCGGCCACTTTTAAAGATGGAGCGTTGTACTCGTTGTTAAATTCACACTCTCTTTTTTTTGTAGAGTTTTTTTTACTTGTATTATCTTCTCTTATCTCTTCTTCTCTTCTCTTCTCTTCTCTTATGGCATTGCGGTCGCAATGCGGTCGCAATGCGGTCGCATTAACTTCTTGATTATCAGCAGCTTTCCGCCAGCGTTTTTTGGCGTTATCACTATTTTTCTTTCTAAGCTTCTTAAACTCATTTAACTGTTCGTCTAGGAAATAGATGCGAATATATTCACCTTCTACTGCGATTATATTCTCATCGCATAGCGATTGTAATGCGGTCGCATTGCCACCGCATATTTTTTGTAAAGCTAACTTGTATGGTAAATCTCCTAATCTACTCCAATACATAGAACAAAGATCAATAAAAACGCCTTTCTCCTCATGTCCTAGCATTTGTATATTTCCGTTTTCCCATTCGTTGGGCTCGAACTTAAAGTACGGTAATTCTTTAGCCATGTTATTTATTTTTAATTAAGTAAGTATTTCCAATTTTTACGTATTCGATAGTGCCACGCATTATTTTGGTGTACACATTTTGAAGCGATACGTTTTCTTTTTTAGCGTACTGCTTTACTGTAATATAACCTTCCATAATTTAAATTTTTCTTCAAATGTAGTTGAAAATATTCAATTTAAAAAATTCAACTAAAAACTTGTAGGATTAAAACTAATGTATTAGCTTAGCAAAAAAAACATTATGAAGAATCTATTCAAAGCATTAGCAGGTTTTCAACAAGAATGTCCTGTTGTTCACAAAGGCACTAAAGGTTATGGCTACTCTTATGCTAGTCTGCCAGAAATTTTTGAGGTAATTAACCCACTATTAAAAAAGCACGGCTTAGGATTTACCCAATTACTTACAGGTAGCACAATTAAAACAATGTTATTTCATATTGAATCTGGAGAGGTGTTAGATAGTGTTACAGAAATTCCAATAAACGTAACATTAAAAGGCATGAATGAATTTCAAGTTGCTGGCTCTTCTTTTACTTACTACCGTAGATATGCTTTATCTAGTATGCTAGGGATAGTAACCGACGTTGATAATGATGCTTCTGGAACTCAGACCAAATCGCAACCAGTTAAAAAACCTGCATCGAATGAAAATAAAAGTACGCTTACTTACCAGCAATGGGAAAAGGCCATGAAAGATTTTACCGCAAATGACATTAAGAAGGTTTTAGATAATTTTAAAATGACTGAGCAATTCAGAAAGGAATTAACAAAAAGATTAAACGATTTAACAACTAAATAAATAGATATGAGTACAGAAAACAGATTCCCGAAAGGATTATTTTTTAAAGAGAAAAATGCCAATGCTCCAGAATGGGTGTTAGGTAAAATTTCAATTAAAAAGCAGGAATTAATAGAATGGCTACAAAATGAGCAGGGCGACTGGGTAAACTTAGACGTTAATATTAGCAAAGATGGTAAGCCATTTGTTAAGGTTGATGATTGGAAGCCTAAAAACGATAATCCCTTTAACCCTTAATTGACTAGGGGTGTTGATTCGCCCCTTTTTTTAAATTAGCAAAAAAACAAACATTATGACAAAACAAGAGTACCACCAAGAAAAAGAACATATTAGCGCATCAAGGCTAAAAGAAGCGTTTAAATCATTAAAGCATTATTTTGAATACGCTCCAAGTAGAGATCGTAAACAAGCCTTTGAAATAGGAAACGCATTTGAAAACGTTTTAACAGGACAAAATGAAAACGATATTTTTGTATTTGACGAAAGTCAAAGACCAGAGCCTACAAAATCATTTGCTAGCAAGCTTAATAAAGAATGGAAAGCGGAAGTATTAGATGCTAATAAAGATAAGATACAGTTAACCGCTGAGGAAATGGAAGAGGTTTTAATAATGGTTGATAATGCAAAAAATCAAACCGCTTGGCTAGATATGTTAGAAGCGTACGATCATTTTTTTGAGCCGCCTATATTTTGGACTGAACCAATTACGGGAACAAAATTAAAAAGCCTTCCAGATGTTGTATTTGATACAGGGGATAGTTTAATAGTGCTAGACATTAAGACTTGTAGAAGTGCAAACCCCAATGACTTTTTACGTGATTGCGTTAACCTTAATTATCCTATTCAAGCGGTAACGCAGATAAAGGCGTGTGAGCATCATTTTAATAAGCCAGTTAGTAAATACTATTATTTGGCAAGTGAGAAGCAGAAAGGTTATAATAGTATAATCCTTGAGCCTTACGATAGTGAAACAATAGACGCTTTGTGGTCAAAGGTTATTGATAAGCTCAATGAAATTAAGCAAAATGAACTTTTTAAAGAATCTAAAGGCTACATGGATAAGGCAAGCGGTCAAAGTATTGTACTAGACCTGCCAAATTACTATCTTAATAAACTATGAAACCAGAGGAATTAAGCGACTGGACAATGTTGGAGGGCGGTGTATTTATGCACTCTACTAATTATGAAGGGTATTGTTATACATACGCCTGCTCCATTGACTTTTTTTTAGACAAAATTACTCACGCAAATTAAAGCTATGAATCAAATAACAGAATTATCAAAGGACTTCGCATGGTGTTACAGGGTTATCAACTCAGCAAGAGGTTATAAGCAGCACAAAACTTGTGCTAATATCCTTGAACGGTTTAACAACAAGCACGGGCATACTAATAAGGGTAGGCAAAAAGTCGAAGCGCTTAGAAAATTAATATTTAAAAACTAGAACATGAAAGTAGATACGGATAAACTAAAAACCTTTAAGACTTATTCAAAGGAGAAAGGCGTAACTGTTACGGCAGTTCAAAACTGGGTTAAAGAAAAAAAGGTTAAATCGGTAAGAATTGACGGTAGGTGGTTTGTTATTGATTAACGAAATAATATAACTTTTAGTTGCGATAAATTATGACAAAACAAGGATTAATAGACAATATGCGTGAAATGGTAAAGTATATTTTACCTGATGAATGCAGAGACGATAATGACATTGTAGATAACTACACCGACACTATGGTTATGATTGCTGAAGAATATCATACAGAGCAATTAAAGTTATACAATGTTGTAGGGCGAAGCGAACAGTTAAAGTGCCATCATCAATATATGAATGCAGGTACTTTACAGGGTTATGCTATGAAGAAATGCCTAAGATGTGGTGATTATGTTAAGGCACTTTAATTACCTACAACGGTTTGGCTATGAATAGTAAGGCGATTTGAAACACAAAACTTTGAATTATGAAATGGATTAAATTAAAAGACAGAAAGCCATCTTGTGAAATTGATGGAGAAAAGATATTGGTTTACAGGATAATGAATGAAAGCCAATCGAGTATGGCAATAAGCATACTTGACACAAAAATGATTAAATACAGTAATGAGAACGAAACTTGGTGGATGGCTTTGCCTAATGAACCACGAACCTAAGCCTTATTATTTATAGCCTTTGTTGTAAAATCGTTTTAATGTTTTACAACGGTAGGTATATGGTTAGTGCGCCTACCAACAAACCTTAAATTAAGCACTAACGTAACTTGGTGCATTAACTATATACAATGTTGTGTGCCGTTAATTTTAGAAAGATGACAAACGAAATTGAAATACAAAAAGGACAACAGGCTAATAAACTTTTGCTTATGCGAGAACTTATGCAAGGGCTTGAAAATATGTTTGAAACTGTTAAGAACGAAGATGCTGACAGTATGCAAAAGTTATTTGGTGCTGATGATAAGATTGTAAGCAAGAAACGATTTAAAGCAAAATTGATTATTGAGGTGCTGGACTAATGGCACACAACGAAAACTAATAAACGGAGTATTATGGAAGATGAACTGATGAATATATTACAAGACTACAAAGAAAACGGAAAAGAAATAGATAGTGTAGAAGCTATATTCCGCTTATTTATTGTTAGCCACCCAAATGGGGAACTGTTGATTTCTTTTATTGAGCAACTAAAATATAATTATCCAGAGTGCCAATTAAGAGATATTAACTTTATGAATGTGTATGAAACCCTAAAAGAAATTAATTGTGGCTAACGTTGAGTATATGGCAAGTAGCCGAGATTAAGCACAGACAATGAAAAAAGTAAACAAATTTAATAACAGGCAAATAGTTTCAAAAAGTCCACGAACACGGCTATTTGCTATGTACAGTGTTATGTGGCGTTTTTAATTATGGCAAAATATATTTTAGTGTACGAAATTGACGATTATCCAGATTGTGGTGGTGGTACTCAAGTGGAATTTTTTGAAGAAAATGCTGAACAAGAAATGCACAACCGAGTAAATGAACTTGCAAGTACAGACGAACGTATAAGTATAATCACAGCAGGTTTTCTGAAAACCGAATACGAATATAAGCCTGTTGAAATAATAAAAGAGTACCGACCTAAACGGAAGTAATGCCACATAACAACCGTGTAATAACCATATCAATTTTGTTACTATGGAGAAATTTACGGAAATACTGAAAATACTGGATTATGAGAATCTAACTCAAGAACAGTTATTGGCAATACTCGATATTTGCAGTAACAAAATTGATATTCTTACTATTTCTAATATGGCTAGAAAGGAAAACAAAACACCAACAGGAATAAGAACATCTAACCAGTATAGAAAAATAGAGATAGGCGGTCAATTAATGGCTGTTAAAGGTATTAAAGAAAGCAACCTGCCTTTTTAATGGCTTAAATATGGAACCACCTAGACAATATCGGCTAATATTTGACCCTAAAGAAACAACTAATAACTGTATTGAATGTGGTCAAGAGATAGAAGTAGAGTTCAGCAGGTGTAATGTATGTGAATGGGATTACATTTGTTCCTGCATCGAATACGAAAAACAAAAACATAAATGAAAAGATCATATTACACTAAAGAGGATATATTGCAAGCTAATTGCGTTAAATACCTGCTCCTAGCATATCCAAAGCTTAAATGGATTCATTCGCCCAATGAAGGTAAGCGCACAATGTGGGAGCAAAAGAAAATGAATTACATAGGGGGTAAAAGAACTAAAGGATTTCCAGATTTGTTTATAATTACACCGCCTAAAAATTATCATGGATGCGCAATAGAGTTAAAAGTAATTTACGAAAGTGGTAAAAAAAACTACCCTACCAAAGAGCAAAAACAATGGCTTAAAGACTTGGACGAAGTAGGATATTACACGGAAGTAATATACACATTTGATGATTTTAAAAAAACAATAGATAAACTCTACTTGTAAAAATGAAAGTATAATATTAATTTCACTAAAAACAAATAAAATGACAACAGAAGAATTTAACGAGAAGTTTAAGGTAGGGGATAAAATAACGTCTTACGCATGGAATAAAAATGAGTTTGCACAAATAACTTGTATCGGCATTAAACATTTTGAGGGTGTTGATGAAAAAGGGAATTATTTTACTTGGGAAATAGGCTGCTACGACTGGCAACCCTACCAAGAACGAAAAGAACAAGACTTGAAAGACGTGTTTCCGTATTTTATAGTTAGAAAACATACAACAGGGTCTGTAGAGTTGACTATTTGTTTTGGTAATGACATTGAATTTCAAGAGGATAATGGACTTTTTAGCGTCATAACCCTCCAAGAAGCAGAAGAGAGAGGCTTGGATTTAACACCTTTATTATCATATGCAATGAAGTTTAATTTGAAAAATTAGATAGAATATGAAACCGAAAAAAATAACTATTACAGGTTATCCAGAATTTGAAATTGATGTTTTACAAGAGTCAATTAATCAAATTGCCATGTCGCAGGAAGAATATGAAAACAGAAAGTTGTTATCAATAGTTAAAGAACACGCTATACCCAAAATAAAAGATGAAGTAACTATTGGGAAACTAAAATGGAGAGGAATATACATTAAGCAATCTAACCAAGCAGGTAAAATAGTTAAAGAAGTTTGGCAAAGAGATAAAAAGATAGGGGAAATATTCTTTGCGTTTGATTTAACTTATTATCCGATATAAAACCAAAAAAATACATCCTAAAACAGATTAATCATGCAAATTAAAATGATAGAGGTTACCTCATTAAAAGATGCAGAGTACAACCCTAGAGGATGCACTAAAGACGAATACCAACAAATCATGTTTAGTATTTATAAGTTTGGAATAGTTGAGCCTATTGTAGTGAATAGCAACAAAGAAAGATTTAATGTTATTATAGGAGGCCACAGGAGGCTGGACGTCTGCAAGGATCTAGGGTATGATAAAGTTCCAGTTGTTTATGTAGATAAAACCATAGAAGAAGAGAAGGAATTGAATATTAGGCTTAACAAGAATACAGGTCATTTTGACATGGATTTACTAGCCAATCACTTCGACCCGTTACAATGTATCGAATGGGGTTTTACTCCAGAAGAGATATTTGGACAAGAGCCCGAAGAACAAAGTGTAATAGAAAAGGTAAAGAAAATAGTAATAACGCCAACCGATAGAAAAGAACAAGAAGAAATAGAAAAACTATTGGAGGAAAATAATATACTTTTCAAACTAAAGTAATATATTTGCTCCTGCTTGTCATATCATAGATACGGATAGGGTAGCCAGTTGAAAGCGGTTGCCCTATTTTTTTGTTCCTAAAACTTACTAATAGATTTTTTTTATATTTATGAAAAAGCAATAAATATGGCTAATAAAGGCGGTAGACCAAAAGCACTAGAAAACGTTGACCTAGATCAAGTAAAGTTAATGGGCTATTTTAAAGCTACATACGAAACGATGGCGGAGTATTTCCAAGTGAGCACAAGAACAATAGATAGATACATGGAATACGACCATGATAAGCCAGAAACAATGACAGAGTTTTGTCGTGCCTATAAAAATGGACTGAGTAATATGAAAATGAAACTTAGTGAAGCGCAGTTAAATACGGCTATTAAGGATAGGAATGCTACTATGTTAATATGGTTAGGTAAGCAGCATCTAGGTCAAAGGGATTTAAAAGATGTTGATTTAAATGTAAGCGGTAAAGATAAGGGCATACCAATTATAAATTGGGCGGAAAGCGAAAAAGAAAGCGATGAAAAGTAATAAAAGGGGTGCGAAAAGTTGCTTAGAGCCATACTACGAGGAAATTAAGTTAATGGTTGAAAGCGGTAAGAGTAGTAGCTACATACATAAGTATATTACTTCTAAGAAAGTGGATATAACCCCCAGAGGAATACGCAAGTACATTAATAAGAATATAACTTACAATCCTAGTAACGAAAGCAACGAAGAGATAAGGGAAAAGGTAGCGGAAGAATTTAACTTAGAGGATTTACCAGATACGGGTATAGTTTGGCTTAAAAATAAGAATATAAGCGCACAGGTAAGAACTAAAAATCTTATAACCTTTGATAAAATGATGGAGGACTTTAGAGAGTTCGCCAAAGGGTACGCGCCTACCTTTACCAAGTTAAAAAGGGATAAAATAAAAGACCCTCATTGCCTTATTATTGATATTGCCGACCTGCACTTAGGTAAATACGCTAGTGAAATAGAGGGCGGTAGTTATAATGTAGTAAAAGCTAAAGAAAGGGCGTTGGAGGGGCTTCAAGGTGTTATACACAAAGCTAATGGCTATGACATTGACAAGGTATTATTTGTCATTGGTAACGATGTGTTACATACGGATAACACCACAAGAAGCACAACTAAAGGAACGCCTCAAGATACAGAGGGTAATTGGTACGAAAATTATTTAGAAGCTAGAAACCTTTATATTGATTGTGTGAATACTTTAGTGGGTATTGCTGATGTTCACATAGTTCATTGCCCGAGCAACCATGACTACATGAGCGGCTTTATGTTAGCCGATTCGATTTACTGTTACTACCACAACCACCCGAATATTACATTTGACGTATCAATTAACCATTATAAATACTTCTTGTACGGTAGCAGTTTAATAGGGTTAACTCATGGGGACGGGGCTAGCTTTGATAAGCTACCATTGTTAATGGCACAAGAAAAGCCGATAATGTGGAGTAAAAGTAAGTTTAGATATTGGTACTTGCACCACCTACATCACAAGCAAAAGAAATGGACACCAGCAGGAAAGGACTTTAATAGCGTAACAGTTGAGTACATTCGCTCGCCAAGCGGCACAGATTCATATCATCATAAAAATGGTTATGTAAGCCCTAAAGCCATCGAGGGGAAAATACACAGTAAAGAATTTGGGCAAGTTGCCAGTTTGACTCATTATTTTTTGTAAATTAGAATCAAAGCACAGACGTTCTTTTACTTCAAACGGATTTTTTTATAATGATTGTTGCCCTTGTTAGCTTTGCAAGGGTTTTTTCTGTTACTAATAAGGGTTTGTATAAAAAATGAAATTGTAAACAAATACATTGACTCTGAGTTTAAAAAGTAAACTTATTAAGTTACAAAAGCTTTTTATTCTCATTTAGATTGTGAATGTGTTATAACTGAAAAATGGATTGATATAGTAGATATGAAAATATTATGGACAGTTGACATTTCTTAATGCACCATAACGTTAAGAATAAATACAGTAAAAGATTATGAAAATAGAAATTTTAAAAATAGCACAAGACCTTGAAGAAGGTATGATAACTGAACGAGATGCAGAAACTCTTTTATTGGGTTTATTTAGTGTTACCAAACGTTTTTCTTATTCTGAATTAGAGAACGTTTTAGGAAAACCTAAACTTGTTTTGATAAGTCCCGATTTAGAAAACATTTTACTTAATAGTGTAGATAAACACTACAATATAGAAGATGATGGAGATTTTATAAGAAAGTATGCTGGTAAAAAGGTACTTGTTTATGAGTGGTGCGGTGATTGGTGGATATGTGAAGATGATAATTACGTGATTACTAAAGATTGTTTTACCGAGCCTATTTAATGTTTGGTAACGTTTTGAATATGAGTAGTGCAGTTCATACAGTATCATTCGGCAGGTGCACCTGTATAGCCCAACGAGTGTTAATTGGCTTAGGCGACCCAAGCGACTGCATTACTTATATTCTTTGTTGTAAAATTCGTAGGCGGTGAGGTATAGCGTTTATTCAGAAACAGTGGTCACAGATTGTGACTTCAAGTACGGATGAACAGCCGCCTATGTTTTACAACAACCGTGTAATAACCATATCAAATTTGTTACTATGAAAGATAATTGGAAATTAAAAACAAAGCGAGAAAGCGGAATAAACACCTACATTAAAGTAAATGAGCAAGGCCATCCAGTAAAAGAAAAACAAGGATGGTCAAGTAGATCTCAAATTGTTAGTAAATTAGTAAACGAAAAGAAAAAATCATGAACAAAAAACTACTATTCTATTCGATTATTGCCATAGGTTGGGCGTTGATATTTCTATCCTATGCAGAACCTACCAACATTACAACGGTAATAACATACGCTTTTTTCGGAGTTGCTTTTGGCTTTCTATTCTCATACATGGTAATAGCTCCAATTTATCATTGGCTTTTTATTCCAAGTAATAGAACTTACTGGATAATGAAAGGGAAGCACTACGCAAGGGGCTTGAATATTAAATTATTCTTCTTCAAGAAGGAAATTGAATTTGAATACTACATTGATGAAAAGGCATTGCAGCAAGATGAAGGGCAAATCAATAAGGTTTTCGGATTGTCTAATATTATTCCGCGCTTTGATTCATCGCGTTTAGGTTTTAGCAATACTAACGGATGGGCAAATATTTACTATTACACTTACCGCAAAAGAAAAAGAAACAAATCTTTTTTCGGGTATCAAAAGACCAACGAATGGAGAAAAGGTAAATGCGCATTAAAAAAACGCGCATGGATAGGGTACATACATAACCCTTACCACGGGGGCAAAATTCCAAGCCAAGAAAATTACTACATTAAGATTAGAAATGTTAAGTTGAAATGATAGGTGCTCCATGTGAAATAACTAAACAAAGTAGGTTAGGCCATTTTTTAGATTATGCGCCAGAAGGCTCTATCTATTGGAACTTCGACACGTTTGGTCAGCCAATAAATACTAAGTGGAATAAAGGTTGTTACGACGTTAGTAAAGAAAAGGTGCAGAATTGTATGTTTGCCGCGTTCGGTTATTCACAAAAGGTCAACCCTATAAGCTACCGACTACCGTACGTAGATAAGTCTAATTTACAAGCAAAGCATGATGGTTTTATAAGGGCTAAGCCAGTAACCCCTAAACCTAATAGGGTTTACGAAATGATGCTGGACACTAAGAAAGGTAATTACTACCTAGAACATAGGGTTTTTGTGTTTAATGAAGCAAGGTTTGTTATAGAGAAAAAGAAGCCTGTTAATGATCGTTTCGGTTGGAAGTCAGAAGAAACAAAATACTATGAGGTAACAGATGTTTTCACACCTGTTCAGATTGAGTGCATAAATAGGTTTTGTGAATGCTTTGACGTTCAACTATGTGAATTAGACGTAATGATAACAGATAGGCCATATATTATTGACGTTAACAACATGGCAGGGGGCACAGATGATTTTGGTATATTTAGGATATGCAATAACAAAGACTTTGAATGGCTTTATAATCGTTATGCAGATTGCTTGAGTAATATGTATTAACATGGAAATAAAAATCAATGAGAAATACAAGCCGCTATACTACTCCGATAAACGATATTTTTTAATTACAGGCGGCAGGGGTTCGGGTAAGTCGTTTGGTATTACCGATTTTCTATTGCGCTTAACTTATGAGAAAGGGCATGGGGTATTATTCACACGTTATACAATGACCTCAGCCGAAACTTCTATCATCCCCGAATTTATACAACATATTGAAAGGCTAGGAGTAGAAGAGCATTTCCATGTAACGTCTAAAGATATTTACAATAAGCGTACAGGCTCTTTTATTTGGTTTAGGGGTATCAAAGCATCGAGCAACAGCCAGAAAGCTAATTTAAAGTCATTGGCAGGCGTTACTACCTTTGTAGTAGAAGAGGGCGAAGATTTCCAAGACGAAAAAACCTTTGATACAATAGACGATTCCATACGTACAACCTTAAAACAAAATAGAGTTATTTGGATACAAAACCCTAGTAGCAAAGAGCATTTTATCTATAATAGATGGGTAGAAAACAACCCAAAGCAAATAGAGGTAGACGGGCATAGAATAACCATAAGCGGACACCCAGAAGTTGAACAGATACATACTACCTACCTTGACAATATTAAAAACCTTTCAGATTCTTTTATAAAAAAAGCTAAAAAGGTAAAAGAAAATAACCCAGAATGGTACAAAGAAAACTATTTAGGTGCATGGAAAGAAAAAGAGGAGGGAGTGATATTTGAGAATTGGGAAATAATAGAGGAGTGGCCAGAAGATTTGACAGTAATATACGGCATAGATTGGGGTTACAAAGATCCTTTTACTTTAACTAAGATAGCCATAAAAGATGAAAGGCTCTACGCTCAAAATTTAGTGTATCAATCAAACTTAACACCGACAAATATAGTTGATTTAGTAGGTGCATATTGTAGTAAAGATGATTTAATCATTTGCGATAACGCAGATATATCAATGATAATGACCATGCAGGAAGCTGGATTTAATGCCATTCCATGCTTGCATAAAGATAAAGTAGTTGTAGGCATTAGATCTCTACAAGACTACACAATAAGCGTTTACAAATCTTCTAATTTAGTGAAGGAATTAAATCACTATAAGTGGTTGGATAAGCGAGGGGAAGTCGCGATAGATAATTATAACCACATTATAGACCCTATAAGATACGTTCTTAAATATTACAAGCTAAGTAACGCATAGTTGTATGTTATAGTCAAAATTTATAAATTCACAAATTAAAATAGATAATTTTTATATCTTTATATTGTGAATGTACTCCAGACAAAAATTGACTCTATAAAAAGCGGCACGAATCTAAACTTCATAAGTTTAACGGAAAATGCCACTTACAAGAAAATAAGCGAAGAAGATTTGCTAACTAAAGGTTGGTTGACTAACGAGGACGTATATGCCGTCGTTCATAGGTTGGCGAGCCTCGTAGCTTCTTTACCCTTAACCATAACTAATAACGGTGAGCCAGTAGATACTTCTGATGAGGTTTATAGTTGGTTTTTTAGTGAGTGGAATATTAAGCGGGATTACAACGCAGAGATATACAGGATAGTACAAAATATTCTAGTGTATGGTAGGGCGTATATTTACAAAAGGTCGGAAGATATAGAAATGCTACCTAGCGAACTATGGACACTTAATAGTAAAATGGTTCTTCCTAGCCAAAAAAAATACAGTTACTTTGAGAAGCCCGAATATTATACCTTATACAACGGGTCAAAGTCTGAAAGATTGTCGCCAGAGAATTTAATATTGATAGATAATCATAACTTAGAAAACGACTACCATACAGAATACATAAGTCCGTTGCAGTCCGTATGGAATACCGTATTATCTGAGAATAACAGAAGCACAGCAGAAAAAGTACTTTTAGAAAATAGAGGTATTGCAGGATTTATTAGTCCAAAAGGTGCAACAGGGGATGCTTCTATTTTAGGTTTTACAGATAAGGTAATAGAAAAAATAAGAAGCGCATTTGCCACCCTTACAGGTGGTGCTGAAAAGTTTAACAAAGTAGAGATACTGGAAAAAGCTTCTGAATTTACGCAGATAGGAATGAGCGCAAACGACTTGAAAGTAGTTGAAATGCGACTTAACCACGTGCGATCAATATGTAATGCCTTTGGTGTGCCATCATTATTGTTTAATGATTATCAGTCTAGGACACACGCAAACTACGAAGAGGCTAACAGGTCTTTATATACGGATGCCGTATTACCTCTATTTGACAAAATAAAGGAATCATTGCAAAAAGAAATATTAGCACCGTATAATTCTATAACTGGGGCTAGTTACAAATTGAGAGTAAACAAAGATGAAATAGAAGCACTTAATAGGAATGTTGCAAATGTTTTAGGTTCATTATCTCCATTAATAGCCAATAAATTTATCGAAAACATGACGGACGAAGATATAAGGGCGTTAATGTTAGAACTAGGAATCGTAAAACAAAGCACAGACAATAAATAACTATGCTAGAACAAGAAAAAGAATACATGGAAAAGATAAAAGCTATTAAGGATAAGTTAAAAGCTAAAAAGAAAGCTATTGAAACGGGCAAACTAATTATAAAAGATGGAAAGAAAGGATAAGATAAAGGGTGTTATTAAGCAAAAGGACGAGATAATTAAGCTTAAAAAGTACAATGTTAAGCATTCTATTGCTAGTGTTGTTGAGCCTAAGATAATTAAGCCAGAGGAAAACGCTGAAAAAGGAATACTACCCAAAGACAAAGAGGATGTAATTTATAGAAAGATTGTGGCCAATACATACAACTGGTTAGATTCTCATAGTGACGTTCATGTTAAAGGTATATTCAATAAGTCTATTAAAGAGGTAAAGCCATTCTTTTTGCACGATCATAAATTTGAAACCACCGCAAAGGTAGGGGAAATACTTTCAAGCGTAGAAAAGCAATTGATGTGGGAGGAATTAGGATTGCCTAAAATGGGAAGCACTTATGCGTTAGTACATGATGTTAAAATAGAAAAGGCTAGAAATCCCGTAATATTTGAGGATTATAAGAACGGCAGAATTACTCAACATAGTGTAGGTATGCAATACGTTAAGATAGATTTAGCGGTTGACGATAGAGAGGAGGAAGAAGGATTTAAGCTATTTAACAAGGTTTTACCAATGTTAGGGAATCCAGAAGCGGCAGAAAAGCAAGGTTATTTCTTTGTGGTTAGTGAGGCTAAATTAAGGGAAACAAGCGCGGTGCTAATGGGTAGCAACGTGTTAACGGGTATCTATGATGATAACCAAAACAAGAACGAGGCAAAGGAGTCATTAAAAAACCTTATAGATAATATTGATGATATAGAAAAGATTTATAATATTTGTAAACAGTTAGATGACACTTATAACAGTGAGCCGTCCAAAGACACTCAAAAGCGTAAGCCGTCATATTTTGAATTGATTAGTAAACTTTAAAATTAAACACAATGAAATTTAGTGAATTTTTAGCCGAAAAAGGCGTAGAATTAGAGGGACTTTCTGCAAACGAGCAGGCAGGACTTTACAATGAGTACAATGAGAAAAGAGAAGCGGAGTTGACTGCTAAGATTGAGAATAAAGCATCTAAGGAAGATATTGCTGCATTGAAGTCTGAGTTAGCAGACCAAAGAAAAGAGCAGTACGATGCTTTGAAAGATTTGTTGAAAAAGGAATCTAAGAAAATCGCTGACAAGAAAAGTGCTGATACTATTAAAGAAGAATCTTTTTCTGCTGCACTTGTTAAGTCTTTATCAGACAAGCAAGAGGGATTGAGTAAATTGAAGTATTCTTCTAGCGCACAGGATAACGTAAAGTTCACAGTTAAAGCTGCTGGGGATATGTCTATCGACAATAACGTAACTTCTGGCCAAGTACCTCAAGCATTTAGAGTGCCCGGACTTAATGCGGTTGCTTCTCGCCAAGTAAGAATCTTTGACCTAGTATCTACTGGTTCAATCGGTTCAAACTTAGTTGAGTGGGTTTATCAAGCTAACAAAGACGGTTCTGCTGGTCAAACTGCTGAGGGTGGTGCTAAGAATCAAATTGATTTTGATTTAACGGTAGGTTCTCAGAAAGTTGAGAAAACAACTGCGTACATTACTGTTACCGATGAGATGTTAGACGATGTTTCCTACATGGCTGCTGAAATTAACAACGAACTTACTAGAGAATTGTTGAAAGCGGTTGAAAGCGGTATTTATAGCGGTGATGGTAACTCTCCTAACTTAAACGGTATTTACACGGTTGCTACGGCTTTTAGCGCACCTTCTGATTTAGTAGGATTTGTAGATAATGCAAATGAGATTGACGTATTAGTAGCGGCTTCTACTCAGATTAAGGTTGCAGACCAGTCTGTACCTAACGCTATTATGATGAACCCTATTGATGTGGCTAAGTTAAAGTTAATCAAGGTTTCTTCTACTGATAAGCGTTATGTTGATAGACTTGTAGAAAGCGCTGGTATGTTGATGTTAGATGGCATTCCAATTATTGAAAGTACAGTAGTAACTGCTGGTACTTACTTGATTGGGGATTTTACTAAAGCGAACGTACTTACTAAGCAAGGTATTACTATCGAAATCGGTTACAACGCTGATAACTTTGTTAAGAACTACAAAACTATCCGCGCTGAGTGGAGAGGTGTTTGTTATGTGAAGAACAACGATAGAACTGCTTTTGTTAAAGGTACATTTGCTACTGATAAAGCAAGTTTAGAAACGACTTAATAAAGGGTTGAGTTTTGGATAGAAAAGGGGTGGTACTATGTATCGCCCTTTTTTTATATATTTATAGAAATTATCAATATTACTTATGTCAAAGATATTAACAAGCCAGCAAAAGGATTTGGTTTTTATTATAGCTATATGGCAACGGCATGACTTAACAAAAGTTATGTTTAAGCACCTTCGGAAATTACAAAAGAAGTTTGATTTCGGGGTAGTTGTAGCAGGAAGCGAGAAAGAAAAAAGCAAAAAGCTTTGCGCTGGTTTTAAATATATTGAAACTCCGAACAAACCTTTAAGCAATAAGAATAATGCAATGCTAAAGGCTAGTAAGGATTTTGACCCTAAAGGAGTTGTTATACTAGGATCAGATGATTTCATTGATGAAAACGTAGTTAAATACTATTACAATCTAATTGAGCAAGGCACTAAAAAGGTACAAGGCTTTACCGATTTATATTTCTACGGTACGCACAACAAGAAGTTAAGCCACTATAATACAGGTATAAAGTCTTACGGTGCTGGTCGTTTCTTTCCTAGAAGCGTACTAGATAAAGTAAACTTTAAAGGATGGCAAGGAGTTGCAAATAAGGGGCTAGACAGGAATAATCAAGTATTCATGGAAGCTAAAGGTATTGAGTTTGATAGCGTTTCCCTAGAAAGTATAGGAGGGTTTTTAGTAGATGTGAAGCATACAGTTAACATTACTAAAAAGGATATAGTTGATATAGGACAAGAAGTAGATAGGAAGCTATTTACTAAACACAAAGTAAACGTGCTAAGGGATTTGGATAAACTTAGTAAGATATTTGAGCCTAGCGACGAGCAAAAAGAAATGGCTGAAAGCCTTAAATACCCCGAAGATTTAAACAAAGAATATCATATTGCAGGGACAGGAAAGAGCAAGCATATGCCACAAGGCGACGTATTCATAGTATCTGGCCATCAAGCAATGGTATTAATTAAAAAAGGAGCAGCAATACTATGCTAAAACTAAAAATAAACAACAAAAAACATAAGCTAAAAAGCGAATTTAACGAGGTGGATTTGAACACCTTGAAAAAAGCTTATAAATACCTAGATGGGTTACCTTTTGATTTAAAAGCGTATTTAGAGGATGATACTAAAGAGGTTAAGCAAAGTAAACTGCTTGACTTCAAAATTAACTGGATAGCCTTGTTTAGTGATATTGATATTGAGGTATTAAAGTTAGTTAGGGTTGAAGGGGCGCAGGATTTATCCATTGAGTTTTTGTACGATCATTGCAAGAAGTTTATTTATCAACCTAATCAATACGCAAAGATTAGCGAATTTAAGCTAAACGGAAGCAGGTACGAATTAGTGAAAGATACTCAAACTATTTCGGGTGCTGCTATAATGTTTGGCGAGGGTACTTTTAATCAATGGAAGTTATCTAATATGCTTACCCAACAAATACAGAAGGATATTAACCAGTCAACTGTTGATTGTTTAGTTCAATTATTGGCGGTGTTATATATTGATAACAATGATAATAGCGACGAAGCGATAAGCAGACGGGCAAAAGAATTTTATTCTTTAGATAGCCTTACTGCATGGTCATGCTACTTTTTTTTTGTTCAGTTAGTAGACAAATGGAAAAGTTTTTTCCAGTTTTATACGGAAAAGATGTCAGCGCACAATCTATTAAAAGCCAACAAAATGATAGTAAAGGAGAAATTGCTAAAGCTATTCAGCGAAATAACTTTTGGGCTATCGTTGAAATGGAAGTCGCTAAACTACAAGTATATGGTGTTGGATTGGAAAGAGTAAAAGAAAAACGAGCAATGGACGTACTTAGATTATTTGAATTAAATATAGTAAACAACCAATAAAATGGCACAAGTAGACGAAATTTGGACGGTATTTAAAACGGTGGCAGATGCTTTTAGTAGTGTTAACCAAGTGATATACGGAAAGCCTTTTGACTTAAATGGCAACCCTAGACTGCAATACCCTTGTATATTAATTGATTGCCAACCAGACTTCACTAATTTACAAGCGAGAGAGGGCGACGATTCAGAATACCTACCTATTAAAAAGGAGTATAGTTTTAAGGTGTTTTTCTATGACAAATACACTTTAACGGATAAAAAGAATAGTGTTGAATTACAGACTAAGCAAGCTGAAATACAAACGATTGCAGAACAGTATCTAGGCGAATGCCAAAGGTATTTTATACACGAAAGCGCAACAGGGTATCATATAAAAGGATTTACAAATAACGGGTTTTTCGGTTATTACGAAATGCACAATGACAAAGTAGTGCAGTTGATGGAGAATGTAACAGTGGTTGCGCCAAGTTCATGCACAAAAGGTACATTTAGTTATTAATGAGAGAACAACTAGAAATATTAGCCGACTTTTTAAAGGATGAATTTATTAATGAGTTACGTGGTCAAGACCATGTGGCAACAGGCGACTTATTGGATTCGATTAAATACGAAATAAAGAGAACAACGGCAGGCTACGAGATAGTTTTTGAGGGCTTAGATTATGGCAAGTATTTAGACACTGGAACGAAAGCAGGTAGATACGTACCTATTAACAACCTTATAAAATGGGTCGAAGTTAAAGGTATTGCAAGTGGTGAAAAGGAGATTAAAAATGCAGCGTACGCTATACAACAAAAGATATTTCAAGAAGGAACGCCAACTAGTGGGAGTTATAAATATTCTAATAACGGAAGAAGAACAGATTGGATTCAATTTGTTGCCGAAAACAACACGGCTAAAATAAATAGTAAATTAATAGAAATATTATCCGAAGAAATAAATACAGAATTATTCAACTTAGCAAAAAAAATAAGCGTATAAAATGGCACTAACATTCACAAAATTAGGAAAAGAGATAGTAAGTAGAAAAAGAGTTTATCAAGCCGTATCGGATAGGGTTAATATTGCTAGAGTACGTATGGAGGTGTTAAGTGATAATGTTGGCACTCCTGTCATTTACACAGCAACGCATGACCCAGATATAGGTACGAGCGATACATTTACTTTTGAAATAAACTATACTCTATTTAGACAGTTATACGATACGGAATGGCCAGACGACACCGATGCAACGGCTCAACTATTAAATTTTCCATTGTTGAGGTTTAGATTTATTGAAATAGACGACGACGGCACAGAACAAAGTGCGGTAACGGATTCCAGCTTTGATATTTGCTATAATATTACGCAGCCTATTTTTAGCATCAATGATTTTGACATTGATAACTATAGAATGACAACCAGCAACGGTAGTAGTTCAACTAAATTTATGACAAGCGCACCACGTACTCAAGTGCTTTTTACGGATGACTATGCGTATTTAAGTATTGCAGAAACTACTATTGCGGGGGGTAGTGGATTGAATGAGCAAGAACTTATTGTTGAAAGATATGATAGTTCAGATAGCTTGTTAGGAACGGACACGGTAGCGCTTGCAACAAGATCGCACGGTTTAACTACTAACACGGGCTATTTTCAAACCGTTAGGGTTACTATTGCAAGCGCAACAAGTTACATACTTTGTTACGTTCAAGATGTATCTAGCCCTAATACAGCTAGAAGCGAGGTAATAAGGTTCAATAGAGAGACGAATTGTGGTTATATTAAACTTGAGTGGGTTAATGAGTTTGGCGCTTGGGATTATTACTACTTTAAAGGGGAGCAAATAAAAGAACTTAACACAGATACAAGAATATATCAAAAGTCTACCCCTGTAAACCCTACAACTGAGGACTATGGCAATAGGGTTTATGATAATGTTATTAGTGAGAAGTGGACATTATACACTGATACTGTTAGTCAAAATACAATAGATTGGCTGAGTAAAATGTTTTACGCTAAAAAAGTAGCCATTTACCAAAATGGTAACCGATACCCAGCTATATTAAATGCTGATAAATTAGTATATTATCGAGATATAAACGGCGTCTATCAAATTTCTATTCCTATAATTTTTTCTAATAATGTGCTTGGAAATAATTAAATTTATACTATGCGCGAAATAAAAATAGAGATACTTGATAATAACGACGTTTATTTAGGCGATTTACAACTAGAAAACTTTAAAGATTTCCCTTTAAGCCTTACAAAAGGTATTGGCGACATTAACAACCTTACGAAAAGACAGGCGGTATATTCTTTAGACTTTGATGTCCCTGTAACGCAAAACAACAATAAACTTTTATTTGGCGTTGCTTATGTTAATACTTCTGGAGATTCTTTAGACGCTTTAAGCAAAAACAAATGCCGTATTTTAGTTGATGGTAACCAAATCGAGTACGGTTTTATACGGATATTTGAGCATACCGTTAACGATACTTATAAAGCAACTTTTACGGGTGGTAATGGGGATTGGGTGGAGCAACTTAGTAACGTTTATTTAAACCAATTGCCATGGGTGGCAGAGAGTAATAGTGGCACGGTAACGGCGACGGAAACGTTTAGCAGCTCAAGAATAAACGCGGTTAACTTATTAGATTCGGATAGTGTAGACATTTTCTATCCTTACATAGAGCGTAATATAGTTAGTCCTACCGATACGAAATACCTTAGACCTATGCTGTACGCTCGTAGCGTAGTAAAGCGTATGTTTGAAAAGATAGGATATACAGTAGATGGCTCATGGATTGATAGCGACGATTTAGAACCTAACGATTCAGATTTTAGAGGGTTATTGTTAGACCCTGCATTTAAGTTTATTAATGATGATGAAACGGTAGAAAGCACAAGAATAAACGTAACACCTAGTACTGGAAGTTATTTAACAGCATACGCTTTAGGTAATGATGGGGTTGGAGGTATAACTAACGTAAGCAAGTACAATGCTTATTTTGATGATGAAACCTTTGATGTGGGTAATAATTGGACACCTGCAACATCAACATACACAGCACCAAGAAACGGCACTTTTTTAATTAATTTTTCGGTTGGTGGATATGCCTATTTTTATGATGCAAACGATACAGGTTCTTTAAGTTTTTATGGGGATTTCGATGCTCAAGGTATTAGTAAAAAACCTCCTAGCATTTCTTTTTTAGTAGTTAGAAACAATGTAAGCGCAACAAGTATAGATGGGGAGATACTTTTTGAAAGTAACACAGGTAACGCACCTAGTAACTTTGTTGTGCAAACAGGGTTATCTAATAGTGATGAGTTAACTATATGGTGGAGGATAAACGACGATGCAAGCGGATTTACAGGCAGTCAAAGTCATTTGAACGCACCTAGTTTAGATAATTGGCAGTATTATCATGGGTCTGATTCTACAATAAAAATACAGATTGATAATGAAATTGATTTAGGTCAAGAATACCAAATCAACGGCCAACTAGGAGAAAACCTATCATGTGTTGAGATATTGCAGGATCTAAAAACAATGTTTAACCTATACTTTTCTACTAACTACCTTAGTAAAAAGGTAACGATAGAAACGCGCGATAACTACTATCAAAATATAGGGCAAGCCGAAAATATTACCAGCATTGTAGACCTTAGTAAAAAAATAAATATTGATTCGAAGCGTAAATACAGAAAGGAATTAAAATTTAAATACGCAGAGGATTCTAGCGACGGTTATTTGGCTAAGTGGCAGAAAATAAACAACAGGACTTACGGAGAATATACGCATGATTTTGGGGATAATTACGAACAGGGCGTAGATGTTATTGAAACCAAGTTGATTGCTCCAACGATTCAAAAGGTTATTAGTCCAAACGGTGCTAACATTGTGAGTAGTGTTATCCGTAGGGAATGGGATGAAACAAAAGAGCCAAGCGATATTAACCAAGATTATAAAATTAGGGCGTTTTATGGAGTGGTTAAGCAGCAGTTTAATGAGGACGGCACAGCAAGGCGAACAGTATCTCCTTTAGTTGTTGAATCGGCTATGATGGAAAGCTTTGGTAACGTATCAACCGAAAGTTCAAAACAATTGACTTTTAACGGTTCTAACGGTTTGTTTAGTAGGTTTTACGCTAAGACAATAGCCAATATCGAGGATTTAAGAAAGGTTGAACTTTATTTAAAGATGCCTTTGTATAAGTTTAGAGCATTAGACTTGTCTAAGCCTGTGTATATTGATTGGTCAATACCTCAACTACAAGGATATTACATCATAGAAGAGGTAAGTAATTATAAGATAGAGAGTTTCGACCCTGTAAAAGTAAGGCTATTAAGGTTTAAAAACTATGATGCCGTTGATGTAGATACAACGCAAAAAACCAATATTAACGAAAACACGGCAGGCGGTCAAACGGGCGATAACCCTCAACCTATTTACTACATATTTGACGAGGGCACATCAAACGAGAGTTACGAAATTGTTTACGATATAGAAAACGGAAGCGGAAATTTAGAACCATTATACTACGAATAACATGGCAAATAATACAGCATTTTTTAGAATACAAGTTGACGGGGCGGATAAGCTGGAGCAGGATTTAACGCAATTAACCCAAAAATCCAATGAGTTAAAAGCGCAAAAACAAGCTCTTAATAAAGAGTTGAAAGGATTGGACAAGTCTAGTCAAGACTATGCCAAGCGCAGTAAGTTTTTAAATAACGCTTTAGCGAAAACGGATATAGAGTTAAAGGAGGTTAACAGCGATTTAAGACAAAGCCAAAAGGCGTATTTTGATAGTGCTACCGCAAGTGAAAAAGCTAGTGGAAGTATTAACCAACTTAGAGCACAATTAAGAAAGGCGCAAAAAGCCTACGACGATTTAAGCAAAGAACAGAGAGAGAATGAGGCCGTTGGTGGCAAGCAGCTTAAAACAATACAAAAACTAGATAGCAAGTTAAAAAACTTGGAAGGGTCAACAGGCAGAAACCAGAGAAACGTTGGTAATTACGGACAAGCGGTTAACGGTTTATTGCCTATTATGGGTAGTTATGGTACTCAATTACAAATGGTTCAAATGCAACTAGGTGCGGTTAAAACTGCTTTAGCAGGAATGTCAGCAGCGCAAAAAGGGCAAGCCGTTGCAACTTCCATGAGCACAAAATCTTTAAAGTTTTTTAGAATTGCTTTAATTAGTACAGGTATCGGTGCTATAGTAGTTGCTTTAGGGTCTTTGGTTGCAGCTTTTTTATCTACTCAAAAGGGTATTGATACGGTTAACAGGGTGTTAGAGCCTTTAAAAGCTGCATTTGGGGCGATAATTAATATAGTTCAAAAACGGGCGTTAAGCGTATTTGATTCGCTAAGTGAGGCAATTGACAACCCAACAAAAGCAGTAGAGGATTTATGGGAAACAATTAAGCAGAATTTAGTTAATAGGGTAACGGCTATCCCTAAATTTTTCGAAAACACTTTTGATACTATTGTAGCCACTTTTAGTTTTTTAGGCTCGAAGATAAAAACTGTATTAGCGGATGTACCAATAATTGGAAAGGGTATTGATGCGGAGCAGGCTCAGAAAGATGCGGATAAAGCATTTGAGCAAATGGCTAAAAGCGGAAAAAAGGCCGCAGATAGTTTTTTTCAAATTCAAACTGGTGTAGTTGATTTTATAGATAAAGCAAGTGAGGCTGCGACTAGTCTAGGCGATGAAATAGGTAAGGAAATAAAAAGAGGATTAAACACGGGTGCGGAAATACAGGCTTTAACTGAGGATATTGAGAAAATAGAAATAGCATTAGAAAGAAGTAGGGAAAAACTTAGATTTCAAGCAGAGGAAGAACTAAATATTGCTAGAGATAAAAAATTAACAGATGAAGAAAGATTAGAAGCGTTAGACAAAGCTGAAAAATTTCAGAATCAGTTATTAACACTACAAGAAAGTCTATTACAAAAGAAGGTAGAACAGAAAAGATTAGAGAATAGTATAAACGATACAAGTAATAAGGACAAACTAGAATTAGCCAAATTAGAAGGTCAATTAAATGCGGCTAGGTTAAAGAATGAAAAAGAGCGTGGTAGAATAATATCGCAAAGGGTTGCCT